CGCAACTGGCGTTGAAGCTGGTCTACAGTCTTCAATCACTAGTGAAGCGGCAACTCGTTTGGCTGCCGATGCTGCTCTTGACGCTCGTTTGACTGTTGCTGAAGGTGATGTAAGTTCACTAGAAACTGATCTTGCCGCAGAAATTTCTCGCGCTGGTCAAGCAGAACAAGTTAACGCATCTGGTCTTGCTGCGGAAATCGTTCGTGCGACTGGAGCAGAAGCTGCTAACGCTACTAACCTTCAAGCAGAAATCACTGCTCGTGCCGCTGCTGACACTTCAGTCCGCGTTGACATGACTTCATTGATTACTAATGGTGATGCTGCAACTCTTGTATCTGCTAAAGCAAATGACAACCTACTAATCGGTGACGCATCTGTCGACGGTTCTTCAGGTAATACTGTTACTGATCGTGTTAGTTCAGCAGTTGCTACTGAAACAACTCGTGCGCAGGGTCAAGAATCTGCTATTCGTAGTGAATTTGCTCTTGCCGATAGTGACCTTCAATCAGGTCTAGACGCAGAAATCGCTCGTGCTACTGCTGCTGAAGGCGTTAATGCTTCCGCAATCTCTACAGAGACTAGTCGTGCGACTGGTGAAGAAAGTCGAATCGAAGCGAAATTGGACAATGTTATTGCTAACACTGATCCCGCCGCTCTTGATTCATTGACTGAAATCGTTGCTGCGTTCGTATCTGCTGACTCTGATATGTCTGCGTTGATCGCGTCAAACACTGTAGCAATTAATGCTGAAGCTGGTGTTCGCGCATCTGCGGACTCAGTACTACAAACTAATATCACAACTGAAGCATCAACTCGCTCAGGTGCTGATACTACTTTACAATCTAATATTACTGCTGAAGCAACTGCTCGAATTGCCGGTGATGCCGCAACTCTTGTATCTGCCCAAACAGATGCGACTTCTAAAGCAGACGCTGCTGAAGCTGCCGCTATCGTTCACGCAGACGCACAAGACACCGCACTTATCGGTGACGCATCTGTTGATGGTACTGTTGGTAATACTCTTACTGCTCGTATCGCAACTGCTAAATCTCAAGCATCTACTTACACTGACACAAAGGTTTCTGCTGAAGCAGCAACTCGTTTGGCAGCTGATAACGCATTGTCTCTACGCGCATCTGCATTAGAAGGTGATGTTTCAACTCTTCAAGGTGAGATGGATACTGTTGAAGCAGACATCCTTGCTGAGACTGCTCTACGTGTATCTGGAGACGCAAGTGTTCAGGCAGGTCTTGCTGCAGAAATCACTCGTGCTACTGCTGCGGAAGGTGTTAACGCATCAGCAATCCTAGCGGAAACTACTCGTGCTACTGCGGCAGAAGTTGCTAACGCAACCGCAATCTCTAACGAAGTAACTCGCGCATCTGGTGTCGAAAGTGGACTACGTGTTGATGTAGACGCAAACACTGTTACTGGTGCTGCTAACGCTGCCGCAATTAGTGTCGAGACTACTCGTGCTCTTGCTGCTGAAGCTGTCAACGCATCTGGTCTTGCTGCAGAAATCGCTCGTGCTACTGCTGCGGAAGGTGTTAACGCAACTTCAATCGCAACTGAAGCTGGATTACGTGCTGCTGGCGATGTTGCTCTACGTACTGACGTTGACGCGAATGCCCTATCAATCTCTGGTGTTGACTCTGATCTTTCTGTTGAAATCGCTCGTGCTACTGCCGCAGAAGGTGTTAACGCATCTGGTCTTGCTGCAGAAATCGTTCGTGCTACTGGCATTGAGTCTGGTCTACGCACTGACGTTAACACAGTAACCGGTCGTGTTGATGCTATCATCGGTACTTCTCCAGAAACTCTTGATACACTTCAAGAAATCGTTGCTGCGTTCGAAGGTGCTGATTCAGACATCCAGAACATTATCAATAACAACTCTGGTCGTTTGACTGCTGCTGAAAGTGACATCGATGCTGTTGAAGTACGCGCTACTGATTTAGAGTCACGCTCAACTGCTCTTGAAGGTCGTGCTACTACTCTTGAGTCTGTGCAATTAGCACAAGGTGGTCGTCTAACAGTTAACGAAGGTGACATTGACGGTCTAGAATCTAAAGTTGGCGTTGCCACTCTAGGTACTACTGCTACTAACCTATCTGCTGCTATCAATGAAATCCACTCTGAACTAGATGTTGAAGCTGGTAAAGTTTCTACACTACAAGGTGAGATGACTGCTGTTGAAGGTCAAGTCACAGTTCTAGAAGGCGAAATGAATGCTGTTGAAGCTGAACAAGCTCTACAGGCAGGTCGTTTAACAGTTAACGAAGGTGACATCGACTCACTAGAATCTAAGATGGGTTCTGGCGTATTCGCTACAACTTCACAAACTGCTGTTGGTTCTTCGAACGAACTACACGGTGAAATTAATGCTATTGAGGCTCGCGTAGATTCTGCGGAAGCGGACATCCTTTCAAACGCTGCTGCTATCTCAGCTGAATCTTCTCGTGCGCTTGGTCAGGAAACTGCCATCCGTTCAGAATTTGCTGCTGCTGATACTGCCATAACTTCTGCTTACATTGCTGCCGATGCGGTTGTTCTTTCATCTGCCTCTGTCGACGCAACTACTAAAGCGAACAACGCTGAAGCAGCTGCTAAGATTTACGCAGACACTATTGTTGGTGACGAAGTAGTTGATCGCACGAACGCTGATGCCGTATTACAATCCGCAATCGATGCTGAAGTAACTGCCCGTCTAAGTGCTGACGCTACTCTAAGTTCACGTGCTACTGTACTTGAAACTGAAATGACTGCGACTCAGTCAGGTGCTGGTCTTGCTGCTAACGGTAACTATGTTGCTCCAAGTGGTACTAACTTCCTAGACACTGCTGTTACATTGAAAGATGCTGATAGTAAATTGGATGCTGCTCTTAAAGCGGAACAGACTCGTGCTCTTGCTGCTGAAGGCGCAAACACTACTTCAATCAACAACGAAATTGCTGCTAGAATCGCAGGCGACTCTGACCTACAGGTTAGTCTTGACGCGGAAGTATCACGTGCTCTTGCTGCTGAAGGTGTATTGACATCTAACGTTTCTATTAACGCTGCTTCGATTGTGACTGAATCTAATTCACGTCAAAGTGCCGATGCTAACTTACAGTCTCAGATCGACTTTATTAAAGCCAACACTGATTCTGCTGCTCTGGATTCGTTAACTGAAATCGTAGCTGCCTTCCAGGCTGCTGACGGTACTCTTACTGGTCTAGTATCTCAGAACCAAACTGATATCGCAACTAACGCTTCAGGTCTTGCTGCGGAACTTACCGCACGTGCGGCACAGGGTTCTGCGATTCGTGGTGAGTTCGCTGCTGCTGACACTCTTCTTCAGACAAACATTAACGGTAAGGTTTCTAAGTCTGGCGATGCGATGTCTGGCGATCTAGACATGTCCGGTAACAAGGTCGGTGGTCTTGCAGACGGTACGGTTTATGCTGACGCAGTTAACAAAGGTCAGTTGGACGCGGGTCTTGCTGCACAGCATATCTCTCAGTTTGATACTAGCGACCTTCTAGAAGATCCGAATGGTACTAACCTTTACTTCACAAATGCTCGCGTTCACGCGGCAGTATCCGTCACTGACGTTTCTGGTGAAGGTAATGTTTCTGTAACAAACGGTGTGTTCTCTTTAAACACTGCTAAGGCATTCGTTGAACTAACTGATGTTACAGATTCAACTATCACTGGTAAGGAAGGTTTTGTTGCTCGTGTTAAGACTGATGGTTCTGGTATCGAACTTGTTGACCCAACACAGCTGGCGTTTAACAATGCTCAACGTCAGACTATTAGTGGTGACGGTGCTCAGACTACATTCGCATTAAACTTCGCAACTCTAGAAGCTAACGCGATGGTATTTGTTGGTGGTGTTGTACAGGATCCATCTGTACACTATAACATCGACTCTGAAGCACAGACAATCAGTTTCAACGCAGCGATTCCTGTTGGTACACAAGCGGTAGTTATCGCTCAGTCTACTAACTCGGTTGGTGTACTAGATCCTAAGTCTGTTGGTCTAGAAACTCTTGCTGATAACATCAAAGTCTTCGAACAAGGCAATGATATTGTTGTAGGAACTTCTGCTACAGTAGTTTCTTCATTCAACTCAGCAAACTACCGAACTGCTAAGTACATCGTTACTGTCGCAAATGGTAGTGAGTTCGAAACACGCGAATGTCTAGTTATTCACAACGGAACTGACGCTTTCATCACTGAATACGGTATCGTATACACTGGTGCGGCATTACTAGGTGATACTGATATACGTGTTACTGGTTCTACTGTTGAACTATTATACACTTCTGTATCAGCTGGTTCTGTAGTTTCTGTATCTGCTACATACGTCGACGCATAATAACTTTAACCCTAGGTGGAGGGGGATTCGTCCCCCTCCGCAAATAAAAATTCTAAAACAAAGGTAATAAAATGTCTTCGAACAAAAAATTTAGAATTCAGAATGGCGTTAACATAATCGGTGAACTGTCTATCGATGATATTACTATCATTGATGCGAACGGTAACGTTAGTGCGGATGCGATTGCTACCGCAGTTGCGTCACTAACCGCAGGCGACTTGGCTGATTTGCAGGCACAGGTAACTACAATTCTTGGGAGTTCTCCGGAATCTCTGGATACTTTACAAGAGATTGTTGCTGCTTTTGAAGCTGCGGACAGTACTTTAACCGGAACTGTTGCTGCTAACGCATCTGCTATTACTACAATTAATAACACTCTGGCGAGTGGAGTCGCAACTCCTGCTGACATTAGTGGCTTAGATTCCGATATTGGTGTCCTAGAAACATTTGTCAAAGGTGGTGCTTCACTTTCAACTGTCGCGACTAATGTTGTTCCGGCAATTAACGAACTAGTATCTGAAGTTGCTACTGTAAAAAGTGCGCAGACCGGAGATACTACAACTCTAACTTCAGCAATTAATACTGCTAAATCAGAAGCAATCTCTGCAGCATCTGCTGACGCAACTACTAAAGCAGACGCTGCTGAAGCTGCTGCAAACGCATATACTGATACTGAAGTTGCCGCATTGGTTGCTTCTGCTCCTGGCGCACTAGATACTCTTAACGAGTTGGCAGCTGCCTTGGGTGACGACGCGAACTTTGCGTCATCAATTACTGCGTCTATCGCAACTAAAGCTGACGATACTGCGACTACTGCTGCTCTTGGTCTCAAGGCAAACGCATCTGATGTTGCTGCATCATTTAGTGCGGAAGAATCTGCTCGTGACAGTGATGTCCTTGCAGCAATCGCTACCTCATCCGCAGACGCGACTTCTAAAGCAGACGCTGCCCAACTGGCGGCGGAAACTACGGCATCCGCAGACGCAACTACTAAGGCAGATGCTGCCAAAGTGGCAGCGAACGCATATGCGGTTTCTATTGTTAGTAGCACTGTTGACGCTGAAGCGAATACTCGTGCCGCTGCTGATACCGCGTTAAGTTCTCGTATAACTGCGGTAGAAGGATATTCTACTACTGATATTCCACAAGGTTCTAATGAGTACTTCACTACTGCCAAGGCACGTGCGTCGGTACAAGCTGGTACTGGATTGTCTTATAACCAATCAACCGGTGAGTTTTCAACTAACCTAGTTGCTGGTGACGGTGTTAGTGTATCTGGTGGTACTATCTCTATTGATGGTACATCTATCGGGCAGAATTTGGTTCCTTCTCTAGATGACACGTATAGTCTTGGTTCTCCGGACAAAGTATGGCGTGATGTGTATATCGGCCCTGGCTCATTATACATCAACGGTACTAAAATCCTTGAGGACAACAGCGGTACAATCACAATGTACGCGGACTCAGGTCAGAACCTATCATTCGGTACTTCCGGTGGTGGTGTAATTGATCTAAACGCTGGTTCAGAATCTATTCAGGTTAAATCTAATTTTATCCTGTCTTCTGGCAAAACAATCACAACTGTTGGTGGCGCTGCTACTCAATTCGGCGGTGACGTTGAAATGAATGGTAACTGCATCTTTAATGTTGCGGTTCCACAAACAGACGGCGAAGCTGCTAACAAAGGATATGTTGATAGTAAGATTGCTGCTGATCACGTAGGTAATAAGTCTTTCTTAGGCGACGTTGATGTTCAAGGTAATTTATCTGTTCAAGGTACTGTAACTACAGTTAACTCTGAGACTATCTCATTAGCAGATAACATCATTGACTTGAACTCAAATGTTACTTCTGGTACTCCGACTGAGAATGCTGGTTTCCGCGTAATGCGTGGTGACGAAGCTGCTGCTCAGATTCGATGGAATGAAACCTCAGATCAGTGGGAAGTATTCGACGGTTCTTCTTACACTAAGATTGCGCTATCTACTAGCGACCTAGTGGAAGGTTCTAATGAGTACTTTACTGATGCTAAAGCAAAATCAGCTGTTGCGGCAGATATCGCATCTGCGGTTACTGCTCTAGACAATGACCTACAGGGACAGATTCATACTCTAAGTTCTGGTGCGTCTACTGAAGCATCAACCCGTGCGTCTGCTGATAGTGTACTTCAAGGTAATATCACGGCAGAAGTTACTCGTGCTACTGCTGCGGAAGGTGTTAATGCGACAGCAATTTCATCTGAAGCATCAACCCGTGCGTCTGCTGATACTACTCTCCAGAGTAATATTGATGCGGAACAACTTGCTCGCGAAAGTGCTGACAGTGATCTACAGAGTCAGATTACAGCAGAAGTTACTTCACGCGCAAACGCTGTATCAGGTCTAATCACTGATGTTGCGAATGCTAATACTGCTCGTATCACAGGTGATAACAACCTACAAGCGGCAATTACTTCTGTACAGAATGCGGTTAACGCAATCACTACCGGTACAATTCCTGCTCTAGATACTATAGTAGAAGTTGTTGCTGCGTTTGAGGCTGCTGACGGTAATTTACAGTCATTGATGAGTGGAAACTCTTCAGCGATTAATGTTATTGACGGTCGTGTAGATACTTTAGACTCAGATATGGCAGTGGTTCAGGGACTCGCATCTGCCACAGCATCTACAGTAGCTGTTCAGGGTGGTCGTCTGTCTACTGAAGAAGGTAATGTTGATTCGTTACAGACATTCACTGGTATAGGTACTGCTCTTGATACTACTGCTGCTTCACTAGCAGTTGCTATCAACGAACTACACGGTGAATTAAATACTGCTGTCACTTCAATCAGTAACGAAATCACTCGTGCTACTGCTGCGGAAGGTGTCAACGATACTGCGATTACTTCGGAAGCATCAGCTCGTTCTGCTGCGGATATCCTCTTACAGGGTAACATTGATACAGAAGCATCAACTCGTGCGGCTGCTGATAGTGACCTACAGGTCGGTCTTGCTGCCGAATTGGTTGTTCGTGCTGCCGGTGATACTACTCTCCAGAATAACATTAACACAGAAGTTGCGTTACGTGTTGCTGGTGATAATTCACTTCAGAATCAGATTAACAGTATTGTCTCTAACACTGATCCAGCTGCTTTGGATTCATTGACAGAGATTGTTGCTGCTTTCCAATCTGCTGATGGAACGTTACAAGGATTGGTCAGTTCTAACAATGCTAGTATCTCTACTTTAAATACTAAAGTAGGTGCTATCGAAAATTGGGACACTGATGACCTAAGTGAAGGTACTAACAAGTACTGGACTCCGGAACGTACTAAGTCGGTATTGTCTGGTGGTCTATGTATCACTTACAATTCAACCACTGGTGAAATCAAGATTGACGAAGCGGAAACTGCTTCATCTCTACACGTAGCATCATCTACTAACGCGAACGGTTTGGGTGGACAAGCTCCTTCTCACTACCGTATTGACATCTATGATATCAATGGTGTTATTGTAAACTAATATTACTAATAAGTAGTATGCGAAAGGGGACACTTCGGTGTCCCTTTTTTTATGTGCGCTATAAAACGTATAAATAGAACTAGAATAACTTTAGGACGCACCTCATGTATGTAACTAACCGAGATGATTTGATGGACTATTGCTTGCGTGCATTAGGGCACCCAGTAGTAGAAGTCAATATAGATGAAGAACAATTGGATGACCGTGTAGACGAAGCACTTCAGTGGTTTCGTGAATTTCATCCAGATGGAAGTAAACGCTTTTACTTGAAGCATCAATTGACTCAGGAAGATATCGACAATCAATCTATCGATTTTCCTGACAATTTGGATATGATAAGTGTAGTTCGTATGCTCCCCATGTCCTTTAACGGTTCACAGAATGGATGGTTCAGTGACGCATGGCAGTACATGAAATTTACCATGTCAGACTTTGTTGCCGGAAATGGCATCTTGGGAGACCTTGCTCAGTACGAACAGATGCAGCAACACTTATCGTTGTTGGACATGAAGTTAACTGGACAACCAGAGATTTTATTCGATAGACAATATAATAGAATAAATCTAACTATAGGTAAAAGCAAACTTACTGCGGGGGATTATATCGTATTTGAGGTATATGGTATTAGAGACCCAGACGATTCAATAACAGAATATAACTCTCTTTGGAATCATCGTTTTCTCAAATCATATTGTACTGCGCTCATTAAGAGACAGTGGGGTACTAACTTGATTAAGTTTGATGGAATGACATTGCCAGGCGGTGTCACTGTAAACGCTCGTCAAATCTATGAAGATGCTCTACAAGACATCGAAAAAATCATGGAGAAATTCCGTGAAGAGGAAGACGAAGGCCCAATCTTTTTTGTAGGGTAACCCATGGCAACTAATCCATATATAAGTCAAAATCACAGACCAGAACAGAGTTTATACGAAGACTTAATTATAGAGTCTATTAAATTCTATGGTCAGGACATTTATTATCTACCCCGAGAAGTTGTAGAGAGGGAAGATATCTTTCTGGACAGCATTCAGTCCCAGTTCTCTGACGCCTATAAGGTAGAGGTTTTCATAGAGAATACTGACGGATTTGACGGAGAGGGAGACCTGTTCACCAAGTTTGGTATCGAGTTACGCGATCAAGCAACATTTGTGATTGCTCGTCGGCGATGGCAGGAATTAATTGGTGATAAACTATCAGACAAGAAATTCAGACCAAGGGAGGGTGATGTTATATTCTTACCTCTATCTCAGTCTTTGTTCGAGGTCAAGAAAGTTGAGACTGAAACTCCTTTCTATCAGTTATCCCAGTTACCACTCTTCCGTATGCAGTGTGAGTTGTTTGAGTTCTCTGATGAAGACTTTGACACTGGTGTTGATGCGATTGATATTGTAGAAAAAGAACACGCCTATCAGTATCATATGACTATGGCTGAACCAGATTCTAACCAAGGTGGTTTCTACGAGACCGGAGAATACGTATTCCAGACGTTTGACGATTTTGAACTTGGCGGTGAAGTTACTGCGTGGAACAGTCAAACACGTGTGCTATCTATCGCGCACACGGGTGCTGATGACGGACAATACCACATGTGGTCTGATGACCGAGAAGTATTTGCGGAGTCTGGTGCGGTGTATATGCCGGTACAGGGAACCATTGGGGATAATGTAAACGAAATACAACCTCTATCACAGAATAAAATATTTGATGATTTCGAAAATGATTTCCTAGACTTTTCAGAATCGAACCCCTTCGGAGATGTTTCATAATGTTAGGTACTTATTTTTATAACAAGCGAGTAAGGACTTCTGTATCTATATTTGGTTCTCTGTTTAATGACATACATGTTTTGAGAACAGACTCTAACGGTAAAGTCTTATCACAAGTCAAAGTACCATTATCTTATGCTCCGAAGAGGAGTTTCTTAGAGAGACTCGAAGAGATGTCGCAAGGTGAAGAGGCTGAACGTCGCGTCGCCATTAAGTTACCTAGAATGTCCTTCGAGATAATTGGTATTAATTATGACCCGCAGCGTCAGTTACCTAAAATGAATACGTTTAATGCGGCACCTATTGGTGAAAGAAAAGATTTATACACAGGTGTTCCGTATATATTGTCGTTTCAATTAGCAGTTTATGCTAAATCGCAAGATGATGCGTTACAAGTGGTTGAACAAATTATACCATACTTTGCTCCGCAATACACGCTCTCGGTAAAACCATTCAGCGATTTACCCGATATAGTCGAAGATATTCCGGTCACTCTCACTGGTGTAGATTTTCAAGATGATTATGAAGGCCCATTAGAGCAACGTAGAACAATTATATATAATCTTAACTTTGAGATGAAAACTAATTTCTACGGGCCAGTGAAGGAAGGCACGCTTATTAGAGAAGTTAACACTAATATACACATGCTTTCCAATGATGATTTAAACCCGTTCTTGAGTAATATAAGAATTACTACAGACCCAATTGACGTGAGTCCTGATAGTGACTATGGATTTACTATAGAGATTAATGATGAGCAAAGTCCCAACGGTATCTAACAAAGAAGAGAAACGTAATTTTGTACATGAACAAGACTATGAATACTCTCGTGAAACTTACTACGACCTTATTGAAAAGGGTCGTGAGTCTTTAGAGTTGATGATTGAGGTAGCTCGCGAAAGTGAGCACCCCCGAGCATTTGAAGTTCTGGCTGGTATGATTAAAGGTATCGCTGACGTTAACGATAAGTTAATGGATTTGAACAAGAAGCAGAAAGAACTTTTAAAAGACGATAGACCCGCAGACGCAATAACTACTAATAACAATTTATTTGTAGGTTCTACTACAGACCTTCAGCGCATGTTATTGGGTGGTGATGAAAAGGTGATTGATCAGGACGATTCATAATGGCATCTTTCACTAAGAACTCCTATCTCGGAAACCCTCAAGTAAAACGTGACGGTGTCTCAGAGGAGTGGGATAAGAAGAAACTTCGAGAATACCAGAAGTGTATGAAAGACCCCGCGTATTTCTGTAGGAAGTATGTTAAGGTAGTTCATCTTGATAAAGGTCTAGTACCTTTCGATCTATATGATTATCAAGAAAATATGTTTAATCACTTTAATGATAATAGATTTTCTATCGTTCTCGCTTGTAGGCAATCTGGTAAATCAATTAGTTCGGTAGGGTATATTTTATGGTATGCCGTATTTCATCCAGAAAAGACTATTGCGGTTCTTGCTAACAAAGGCGCGACGGCACGTGAGATGTTATCTCGTGTAACACTCATGTTAGAGAACCTCCCGTTCTTCCTACAGCCTGGCTGTAAAGCACTTAACAAAGGGTCAATAGAGTTCTCTAATAACTCTCGTATCATTGCTGCAGCAACCTCTGGTTCTTCTATTCGTGGTATGTCGGTTAACCTTCTGTTCCTAGACGAGTTTGCGTTCGTAGAGAATGCGGCAGAGTTCTATACATCAACCTATCCTGTAATTTCGTCCGGTAAGGACACAAAAGTTATCATAACAAGTACCGCAAACGGTATTGGTAATACTTTCCAAAAGATATGGGAAGGTGCTGTACAGGGTGTTAATGCCTACAAACCGTTTCGTGTAGATTGGTGGGATGTCCCTGGCCGAGACGAGAAGTGGAAAGCGCAAACTATAGCAAACACCTCCTCCTTACAGTTTGACCAAGAATTTGGTAATACGTTCTTCGGTACGGGTAATACTCTCATTGAGGGTCAGATACTTCTAGATTTACGTGCGCGTCAACCAGTTCGTCGATTGGAAGGCGGGGACGTATCAGTATATGAAGAACCCATTATAGATCACCAGTATATCATGACCGTTGATGTTTGTCAAGGGCGTGGACAAGATTATTCTACATTTACTATATTTGATGTTTCAGTACAACCATTCAAACAGGTATGCGTGTATCGCAATAACCGAATATCCCCAATTCTTTATCCCAACATAATATATAAATATGCTACCGTATACAACGAAGCGTATGTTGTCGTAGAGAACAATGACCAAGGTATGGTCGTGTGTGTTGGTCTATATCAAGACTTAGAGTATGAGAACATCCATCTAGAGTCAGCAATCAAGGCAGATTCTATTGGTATTCGTATGGACAAAAAAGTCAAACGAATTGGATGTTCGGCAATCAAGGACATCATCGAAAATCATAAACTAGATATTTACGATGAAAATACTATCATGGAAATATCAACCTTTATATCTAAGGGGTTGTCTTTCGAAGCGAGTGACGGTAACCATGATGACTTAATGATGAACCTTGTGATGTTTGGATACTTTGTTAGCTCACAATCTTTTGGCAATGTTGCGGATGTTGATTTTAGAACAATGCTATTTGAACAACGAATGAAAGAGATTGAAGACGACATACCCCCATTCGGAATTATTGATGATGGCTCATCATATAGTACCGAACTTGACCTGACAGATCCCTATAATGCTGGTTGGCATGACATATCAGCACAGCAGTTTACTCCCGAAGAATGGTAGATTTAAAAATAATATAAATAGAAGTATTGAGAAAAAAATCCGTATTATGATAAACTTATTATACCTTAATCGAAAAGGAAACTATTATGGCTCTTAAATCGTCAGAGTCTCCAAATGTTACAGTACGCGAAGTCGATCTAACAGGCGTTGTTCCTGCTACGTCTAGTACTACTGGCGCATTCGCTGGAGAATTTAACTGGGGCCCCGCACTTAAACCAACTATCGTTTCTAACGAAGCAGAGTTGGCACTTAAATTTGGGTCACCTGTACAAGGAGGCGCGGCCGCCTCAGACTTTTTGTCTGTTGCGCAATTCCTCAAATATTCATCAACTGCATACGTTACGCGTATTGTAAGCGATGGAGACACTAACGCTGTTGCTGAAGGTTCGGCAGGCGGGACAGAAGTTGTTGCCGGTGGTAGCGATCTAACTTTGCGGTATGTCACCGAAGGCGAAGTGTATTTCTATGAATTACCCTTCCGCGTCGGAGATAATGCGTTAAACCCTGTAATTGATAGCACATGGAAAACTAATGTTCTTGACGCCACCGGAGCCGTAGTTCATGCTGTCGGCACTTCGGCTGATGGTGAGTTGACATTAACAACTCCTCCGCTAACTGGTAACAGTCGGTTAGTATATACCCCT